AAGCCAGATGGCTCGTAGCGGCGCCAACGTCATCCGACGTTAGGAGTACATGCTTTGAAGGCGATTCAGGGCTTCTGAGCGTGATTCCACCCGTCCTGATCGCTGATTACAATAAGGCTCTGCACGAGATCAAGCTGACCAACGGCTCACTGATCAAGGGCATACCGGCTAGTGAACCCGAGCGTTTCAGAGGGCCGCAATTTCATGGTGGCTGGCTTGATGAGCTAGCAGCATGGGAGTATGTTCAGGAAGCTTGGGATCAGATCCAGTTTGGCATGCGACTAAAGTTGGAGGACATGAAGACCAGGCTGATCTGCACGACCACGCCGAAGCCCAAGGAATTAATCATCGACCTGATTGGCCGTGAGGGTGATGATGTCGTGCTGACCACGGCCAGCACTTACTCCAACATTGACAACCTGTCAGAGAACTTCAAGCGCCAGATCCTGCAATACGAGGGTACCAAGCTTGGCCGCCAGGAGATTTACGCTGAGATTATCGATCCTGAAGAGGGCGGCATTGTCTCCAGAGACTGGTTCAAGCTTTGGCCTGCTGGCAAGGAACTGCCCAAGCTTGAGTATGTGATTCAGAGCTATGACTGTGCATACACCGAAAAGACGGTCAATGATCCGACGGCCTCGATCACGTTTGGCGTCTTCAAGCCCACTGACGGGTCCATGTGCGTCTTGATCATTGATGCTTGGCAGGACAGGCTGCAGTACCCAGATCTCAAGCCAAAAGTCATCGAGGAGTACGACATCATCTTTGGCGAGGGCAAGACAGCCAAGAAGGTTGACTTGGTACTTGTTGAAGACAAAGCCGCGGGTATCGTGCTCATCCAAGACTTGCAGCGTGCTCATGTGCCCGTGCGTAGCTACAACCCCGGCAAGGCTGACAAGATCCAACGCTTATCCATCGTAGCCAACATCGTGAAAGCCGGAAGAGTTTACGTTCCCGAGTCTAGCAACAGATCAGGCTATGTCCGTGACTGGGCTGAATCCATGGTCACGCAGATCTGTAGCTTCCCAACCACGGACCATGATGATTTCGTGGATGCCTTCAGCCAGGCACTCAGGTACTTGCGTGATGCTGGCTGGCTCAACATCGACCCCTTGCCACCCGATGATTACGATCCCGAGGACTACATTGATGCTGGCGTTGTGAGGACTAATCCGTATGCAAGCTAACCGCAAAGGGTTATCATCCCGCGCAAACGGAGGCCGATGATGCCCAATCCCAAACGACTGCTTGAAACTTTGTATGGCGTCAACATGCAAGACGGTGGCAAGTTACCACCAGGCATCAAACGCGCTACGGAACGCGCCCAGCAAAGCAAGAGCGTTGCACCCATTCCAGGTGCCAGGCAAGCACGGCAGGCTATTCAGGGCTATATCGGCATGGACCCGAGCTTCAGCGTCATGGACCCCGAGGCTCAGGCGCTTGAGTCAGCCTACCGCGGTGGCGAGACTGCAAGCGTGCTTGGCGATCTCTTTGCAAGCCTGACACCCTTTGCCGCTGCCTCGGCTGCAGCCAAAGCCAATCAGCTTCCTGGCCTTTCACAACTTATCGCGTACCACGGCTCACCGCACAAGTTCAAAAAGTTTGATGCCAGCAAGATCGGCACTGGTGAAGGCGCTCAGATGTTTGGTCATGGGCTGTACTTTGCAGAAAACCCTGATGTGGCACGCAGTTATCAAACCAACTTAAGTTTTAAAGATTTAGTCAAAGACTTTCGCAGGCAACTGCCCGATGATGCAAGCGCTGAGGAAGTCATTGAGATGGCCAATCAATTAAATCCAAAGCTTCGCAATGTAGTCAATGAATTAGCCAACAATGATTGGCTTGGCTTTGATTATCCTGCGCAAGCCTTAACCGCGGCCATGAAGGACATCAAAAGCTTTGAGGTGACGCCAGCCTTGGCAAAGGCCGTTAAGGACGCTCAAGGCTCGCTATACACAGTAGACATCCCTGACGAAAAGATTGCTCAGATGATGGACTGGGATAAGCCTTTAAGCCAGCAACCCAAGATTGTGCAAGATGCATTCCGAAATAGTGATGTCGCGTTTCGAGACATGGCATACGAAATCTACAAGCGAAAAGACCCGCTTGGATCAGACCTGGCACGATCTGGTTTGGATGCAGAGGATTTTGCCGAGCATATGCGAGCATTAGGTGTACCTGGTATTAGCTATCTTGATCGAGGCTCTCGTGGCACAGGGGTTGGCACGCGCAACTTCGTACTGTTCCCTGGCGAAGAGCAAAACATCAAGATGCTAGACATCAATGGCGAGCCACAGATGGCCGCTGGAGGAGCAGTTAGCATGCAAGACGGTGGAAGTCCTTTAGATCAGTTTTACCAGCCCACCAACCCTTTTGCTCGCAAAGCTGCCGAGCAAGAGCGCATACGGCAAGAAATCGCACGCCGTCGCGCTGAGGAAGAAGCTAGGCGGCAGACAGCGCTTGATACAAGCCTGCCTGGGCCGTCACCGCAAAGGCCAAGCCTGCCAGGCATGGCTGACCTCAAGGGAGCGTTTGAGCGCCGTGTCATGCCCGTTATATCCGAGGCCAAGCAAACAGCAATGACTGGCGGTATCTTGGGCGATTTGGTTCGCGCTTATGGCGACGCGTCAGTACCAGCCAATCAGGCGATGATGTCCGCGTTGGGCAGACCCTTTGAGCAGGAGCGCCCACCTGAAGCGCCACCAGAGATGACTGTGCCCACTGCATTTGAGCGCCGCGGCGACATCTATCAGCAACTTTTCGGTCAAGCAGTTGGCGATCCTGCCAACTTGCTCGATCCTGGGATCTTGCGTGGCGTTGAGGCTGGCGCCAAAGCAGTTACGCCTAGCATCATGCGTGGCCTTGAGGCTGGTACGCAGGCCGTCAAGCCATTTGCTAAGACTGCAGCCGAGATGGTTGAAGAGATGGCCATGAAGGGCGTGCCTGGCACAGACGCTATGCAATTGCGCATGGGCATCCTGCCTGAATCGCCCAAGCTTCCCGAGGCGCCCAAGCCGCTTGAAGGCACAGAGCTTGTAGAGCCTGCCGAGGCCAAGCCTTTTACGGGTCGCATTAAAAATGACGACGAGCTTATAACCGTTCGCGGCCAAACACCAGCAACCGTAGAGCGAGCAGAAACAGCACTTAATTCAGGCCAGCGTGTTTATAAGCTTGATGAGGACGGCAATCGGGTTCAGATTATGGACGCCGCCGAGCTTGTAGACGCCGATCCAAAAAGCCTGCGCGTGGTAAACATTTCACCCGAGGAATTCGAGGCCGTAAATCTGGCGGCCAAGCGCAATGCTGAAGCGCAGCGGTCCATGTTTGATCAGATTGAAAGCCTGCACAAAAACTTCGCCCCTGAAGAAGGGTGGACGCCTCTTAACATCGTTAAAGGCGAGGTCAAACTCGATAAGCGCGGCAAGCCAATCATCAATCGCCAGACTGGCCTGCCGATGACTGAAGTTGAAGTCGCCAAGATACCGTATGAATTTCATATAGCACCCGAGGGCGTGCCCAAGGAAGCTTGGGAAGACATGCTTGCGGCCAGGATTACTGACGAAGTCGATCAGGTCTTGCGCCGTGCCCAGGCTGGCGATCAAGAAGCCATCAACATTCTGAAGGAAGCCGCCTGGTATCGAGCCATGCGTGATCGCCTGCGTGGTGAGTTTGGCGGCATTGGCGATGTGTTTGCTGATGTGCTTGGCACAACTTCAGCGCAAACAGGTGTTGAGCAAAACTTTGACAACGCAGTTGAGATTTTGCGCCGCTTTGCTCGTGGCGAATATGACAAAGAGCTTTTGGCTTATGACAAGCGCTTGCGTAGCAACGAAACCGTTGATGGCGTAACGCTGACGCGTATGTTCCGCAACAATGAGTTCCCCTTGATTACCAAAGCAGGTGGCCAGCTATTTAACGCCAACAGCCCAGCATCCATGGGCGCCTTGCTTGATATGTTCCGAGCTATCAAGGCAGGCGACTCGCCTAAGACGCCCAACTTTACGGGCAACTTAATTGGCCTGACCAATGAGGCCACGATTGATGTCTGGGCCGCACGCATGCTGCGCCGCATGGCTGACTTGCCTCGAATCCCACCGCCAGCCGAGAAGGGTGTTGCTGGCCTGCACAAGGTCGGATCAACGCTTTATCAGCCCAAGGTCAGCGGCGAGTTTGGCTTTGGTCAGGATGTGTTCCGCAAGGCTGCGCAAGAACTGAATAACGCTGGTCTGCTCAAGGCTTATGACCCTGCTATTGGCGACGTAGGCCCTGATGATTTGCAAGCCATCGCCTGGTTCATTGAAAAAGAACTTTGGACTAAAAACAAGTGGACAAGCAAAGCAGGTGAAGGAGGATCGCTTGACTACGAAATGTCATTTGCTGGATCGCCTCAATCTGAAAAGATTAAATCGTTGCGCAAAGAAGTGGGCAAGGAATTTTCACCAAAACAGTTCCCACAACGCAAAGTTGAAAGCGAGAAGGAATACGCTAAACGCCTAGAGCAAGAGCGTATAGCTTTTGAAAAAGACAAGACCAATAAGGCCGAGCAACTCAAAAATCTCAGGGCTGATGTTGATCGCTATCGTTTGGGCGTATCAGGCGAGCGTCCTAATAAGCCCATGTCTGACTACGGCCAGGCTGAATTGGCGTCTGAATTCGACGATGTAGTGCGTGATGATCCAGGCGTTATCACTTACAACCTGACATCAACGCTTGGATCATTCATGGGCGACACCGAGCGTGCGCTTAATGCCGAGTTCATTACCAAGCAAAACTTTAATCCGTTGCCATTAGAGCGCCGACTCGTTGAGCAAGGCAAGCATTACGATCAAGATGCCGTGTTCATGTCAAAAGTAGTTCCGATTAATGCGCCTAACGCAAGGCCTGGCGTTGAGATCTATTTCAAACAAAAGCTTACGCCTGCAGACATGGCGCTTGTCACGGAAAAGCTACGCAACTATGGCGTTGATGGGTTTACTTACATCAGTGATATGCGGTTGGAAAACAGGCCCAACTTGCGCGTAACGACGCAAGCCGCGCAAAACAAAACCTTCAGGCCGTTTGCAGAGGATCTAAGACCAGAGCCAGGGTCAAGCGGCATTACTTTCCAATACATACCTGAATTTGATGATCAATACGACGCTGCAAATGCCGCAGCCATCATGCAACAGCGTCGAGAAATTTTCATGCAAATCATCGAAGATATGGCTAACAGTGGTAATGTGTCAGATGCGCGATTGACGCACTTTGATACAAAAGTATTTTTTAGAGGCGATTACGATGACTACCTTGCAAGAGCAACTGGAGATAGCTATCAAGCGCCACGGCGAGAACAGCAAAGTGGCTCAATTTCTGAGGAATCAAATACTCGGGGAAAGAAGCAACAAAAGCTTCAAAGAGCTGTATCTGACAGGGTCCGTGAAGAAGCTTCCAGCCAAGCGGTAAAAAAGCCTGGCGGCAAAAAACCACTTGCCAAAGCTGCAGGTGGCCGAGTGCATGTGTCCGACAATCTGGACACCATGCTGCTCGAACTCATGAGGAATAAACGCTATGCCTGAGATGCCCATTGAGCAGGACTATGGCCGCTTTATCAGCGGCATGGCTGATGACGAGGTGCCTGTTGCTGATCTTGCAGCCGAATTACCTGATGAAGACGCAGAAATTGAAGAGCTTCCTGATGGTTCAGCAGTCGTCCACATGCCAAGCACTAAAGGTCCGTTGGAAGACCCAGACTTTTACGAGAATTTAGCCGACGTTATTGATCCCATTACGCTGGATGCTATGGCATCACGCTATCTAAACCTGCTGAATAAGGACAAAACAGCACGCGAGGACCGTGATAAGCAGTATGAAGAGGGCATCAAGCGCACAGGTATGGGCAAAGACGCCCCTGGTGGCGCCACATTCTTTGGTGCCAGCCGTGTTGTTCACCCTGTCATTGCTGAGGCTTGCGTAGATTTTGCAAGCCGAGCCATCAAAGAGATGTTTCCACCGGACGGCCCCGTCAAAACTAAGATTTTGGGTGAGACTGACGAGGAAAAGACCAAGCGTGCAGAGCGCAAACGCGACTGGATGAACTGGCAACTAACCGAGCAGATTGAAGAATTCAGGGATGAGCAAGAGCAACTGCTTACGCAACTGCCTTTGGGTGGTAGTCAGTACCTGAAACTCTACTGGGATGAGAAAAAACTGCGTCCAGTGGCTGAGTTTTTGCCCATTGACAAGGTTTTAATCCCATTTGCAGCCACGAATTTCTACACCGCACAGCGTGCTGCAGAGATTCACGACATCACTGAGTTTGAATTTAACCAACGCATTGATGCAGGCCTTTATCGGGACATCAGTTTGACCCGTGTGAGCATGGAGCCTGAGCCAACCAGGCCAGAAAAGGCCAACAACAAGATTGAAGGCAAGAAAGCCGAGGAAAACATCGACGGCATGCGCCGTGTTTTCCACATTTACACCTACCTTGAGTTGGATGATGACAATTATGCCAAGGGTGAGATGGCGCCTTATATCCTGATGGTCGATGAGATTGACCGTGAAGTGGTTGGTCTTTACAGAAACTGGGAAGAAGGCGATGAAACCATGGAAAAACTCGACTGGGTAGTCGAGTACAAGTTCATTCCATGGCGCGGTGCTTATGCGATTGGTATGCCACACCTCATTGGTGGCCTGGCAGCAGCCCTTACAGGTTCCTTACGGGCACTTTTAGACTCAGCGCACATCAATAACGCCCCTGCCACGCTCAAACTCAAGGGTGCCAAGGTCTCAGGCCAGTCAGTGCAGGCTGATGTGACGCAAGTGGTGGAGATTGAGGCTGCACCAGGTGTGGATGACATCCGCAAGATTGCGATGCCCATGCCATTTAACCCGCCTAGCCCCGTGTTATTTGAGCTTTTAGGCTTCTTAGACAAGGCTGCCAAGGGTGTTGTGACTACAGCCGAGGAAAAGATCGCTGACATCAACTCACAGGCTCCTGTGGGCACGACGCAAGCGTTAATTGAGCAGGGTGCGGCTGTTTTCTCGGCCATTCACGCTCGATTACACAAGTCTCAGGGCCGTGTGCTCAAGATCTTGCAACGACTTAACCGTTGGTACATTGAAGACATGCGCCGCGGTGAAGATGTGGTTGATTTAGAGGTCCAGCCGGGTGATTTTGAGCGCATGGGTGATGTGGTGCCCGTATCAGACCCCAATATCTTCTCTGAAACCCAGCGCATGGCGCAGATTCAAGCTGTGCTGGCACGATCGGACAAGGCGCCTGATCTTTATGATCGCCGTGCCGTGGAAGAGCGCCTCTTAAAGCAGCTAAAGATCCCTGGCATCAATGAATTGCTCAAAGGCACACCAGCACCAGAGGAAAGAACCGCGGCTGATGAGAATGTGGCCATGGCACTGGGTCAAAATGCCTACGCCTACCCGCATCAAGACCAACTGGCACACCTGCAAGCCCACTTGGATTTCGCACTTGATCCAGCCTTTGGCCAAAACCCCATCATGGCATCGTTATACCTGCCACGAGTGCTTGAGCACATGAAGCAGCACATGGTGCTTTGGTATCTGGGCCGCATGAATGGCTATCTCGCCAAGGCTCGTGGTGAACCTATGGCTGAGAGCGACTACGAGAACAAGATGCTGACAGCAGAGATTGATAAGACTTTTGCTATTGCATCGCAACATGTCATGCAAGACAGCCGTGCAGCCTTCCAGCAAGTAGTGCCTAAGCTGCAGCAATTGCTCGAGGCCATGAAGCAGTTAACGCCACAGCCACAACTGCCGCCAGAAGCACAAGTGCTCAAGGAAACAAGCCTGGCTGAAACCCAG